GATACCTCACACCGTGCAGTCTCTTGGCATTTATATTAGCCCATCAAATTGGATTTGGTGTGTTAAGAATGGATCCCCATAGCCCCAACGTGGGACCAGCGGGGCCTTTTAACGACCTGCCCAGGTCGAGTTGCCTACGCGAACACGTGACGATCGCAGTAGGCCCCAGGATCTCCATGAATGCGCAACTTATCATAATATTTCTCCAGACATATCTGCTCATCTGGAGTGATGTCAAAAGCAGTCCAAAATGACAACCTCGCCTCGTCCGAAACCAAACAAGGGGTGCGCTTCATGCCCATACTGAGATTCCTGAAACTCCAAGGCAGTAGCTCCTTGGGTATGGACCGTTTCTTACCTGACCGCACATAACTACTGTAAAAAGCCTGAAACACTGGCAACCCCCCAGTGAGGGCTATACCGCCAGTGCCTACTGCGTCCAACCATCCTCTAAAAATCTTCTGACCATCATAGGGATGTAGCATGACGGAATCCTTGGCGATGGCAGTGTGCGGGTTCCTGCACATCACCCACTCCCTACCATCAAACACGGGTTTGGTTTGGCAAAATTCAACGCGATCAAAATAATCCACCGGATCTTCAACGGTCATAGTAAAACCCATGGCCGTGAACCAAGAATCCAGTGATGCGGAGAAACATTCCAAATCGGAACGCTCCATAAAAACGACACAATCGTCGCCATTATTGGCCAACTCAAACCATACACCCGTGTGACGCCGATAAGCATGGAGCATAGAGCACATCAACAAGCAGTTGCCCATAGACGTGTTCATATCCCCGCTCATCCGAGTACCCTCAACAGTGTACTCGAGGAACCCATCCGGGACCTCACCGCTGCAGTGATTAATCCTCTGATATTTTAGCAGCGATTTCAATCGATCCCTGTGTTTCCCTCGAAAACACCTCTCATATACCGCATGTTCCCATCTCAAAGCATCCTTGGAAACATGCTGATCAAAACGAGAAGCGTCGAGACCCACAGCAACAGGATCGACGAAATTGTCCCACTTAGAACGCAGTATCTCCGCTGATTTAGCTGCATTAAAACCCTTTATAACAACAGGGGTTTCAGACCCATACAGCTTCTGGATAGACTTGAACAGTCTTTTCTCCAGCGGAGCCAGGTACCGCCCAACCCTGATATTATATCTTGGGTTCCTTGGCGATATAACCCGTGGTACCGGGTCACTCTTGGTTGTGCGATCGGTCTTCTCGAACTTCACAAACACCTTGACTCTAGAGTCCTCCTCTACAGAGCCACGCCCCGCACGCAGCTCATCAAGGGCAGTCTGATACGCCACCCGCTTGCGGCCTCGGTAGCCATCAACAAATTGCTGATGGGTTATCGGGGCGGTCGAGGGCAAATGGCGCACAAGCTGCTCAAGAGTACCAGAAAGATTCTCTTGAAAGACATTCGGGTCGGGCATAGGTGGAGTCACGAACTCCACCCCCTTCCGTACTAAAAACACACGTTCAGTCACGGCGCGAAGTAAAGTATCGAGGCTATTATTGAATGGCACTATATCTATGGAAGGAGCGACGGCAGCCACTCGTACGTACCGCCTCTCCTTAGGGGTCCCCAATCCCTGTCTCCACCGCAAGCGGCGTCTGGACAACTCCCACTCACCCGGATTCAACCTCTCGAATTCAGCATATTTCCATACATCATCCTCCCAATAATGGGGGAATGCAGATAGTTTTGAAACGAAAGGATCCTCATCCGGGAAAACTTTAGTGTGGCCGCATCCATCGCCGGTGGAAGGGGCTGGGCACCCCTATTCAATCCGGGAATTCTCCCCCGCATCACAGCGGGAGAGAAGGAAAGCCCGACCAAACAGGCCACCCAACATAGCCTGTGGATCAACCCTCCGTTCCCAAGCACGGGTACTGATAGCCAATTTCATCATCTTAAAATCCTCTGAGGGCAAGAAGCTCAAGAACAAAGCGCGGTCAATGGCAAGAGCCCTATCCACAGCACGCAAATCCTTATACTTCTTATCCTCTAGCAACTTGGACAACCACCTCCGAGTAACCAATACATTGGCCTCAGTCATAGGTCGGGCGCCAAACTTAACGTAAGCTTCCCTGGCGATCGCAGATGCAAACTTACTTCTACAACCTTTCTTAAGGGTATGCTTAGTCTTGATAGTTTTCTCCTCCACCACCTCACCATGGCTATCAACCACCGAATGCGTATTAACATACTCATGTTTAAGAATAAAATCCTCAGGGTTCGATTCCTCGAGATCATATTGCTTAATGACATCCACGGTGAATTTCTCCACCGGCACGTCACCAAACAACGCACGACGTATCCATTCGAACCCCCACTTCGTTATTACGCAGGTGGGTGGGGCCAGAGGGGCAACCGACCTACCATCGTAAAAGCCATCCAACATCGTTATAACTTCCACAGCCGTGAGTTCAGCAGCCACTTTTCCAGGATCATCCTTGTGGTCTAACTGCTGCATACGGACGGTGGAGGGCACACTGCCAAACTGGATGTCAGTCACGACCCCATGCTCATCTACATCAAACCCGTACCACTGGGCTTGCGCAGCTGTAGACGAACCCATGCTCTTTTGCCGAAAGTTACAATTTACCCGGACAAACCTAGGCTCGGCCTTCAAACCCCTACAGTCAATAATCTCCCCGTGTCAACCCGTCGCCCGTCAATCAGGCTAGTCAGTTGATCGGTCAGAGTAACGATAGGAGAGATAATTCCTACGGGAGCAAACCGCAAGTCTCAAC